CTGAAAAACAGAAATTGCCCGAGTGTTGGATACGGGATCATACGAACTCGCACGAACCAACCAAACAGGTCTTAAAATTGGCAACATCTTGCTATAGCGCCGTTGCGTAGCGCTGTGGTGTACGTGAGAAACCCCTCACGTCGCAGAAGTAAACTTCGGGGGCCCGATGAACATGAGCAACTCATAGTCATCTGCAGGTTGGCGAACACAAGAAAAGGTAACGGCACCACCATTCGCACCTAATGCCTGAGCACCTCCAACCATAAGTGACAGGCTGTTACTACGCAAGTACAAACTAGTAGCAGAAACAGTTGTAGTAAGGGCATACTGGATCGGAACCATGGTGGATGTCTGCCAAGGGGGCATCAGGAGCCGAACCATGGCTCCATCCGACAGGGGTTGGACGTCCGAGCAAGCCGGGGTGGACGGATTGACATCCTGCCCGAACATACCTACGTTGGAAGCGTTTGGGGGCCGACACCCTGCTGAGACGTATCCGAACGCGGTAGAATTAGCAATAGGCACATTAGAGCTGGAAGGCGTAGTGGAAACATAGCCCTTCACACGCATGCAGCCACGATTGAACCTGAAGTAGGGGCCCAACAGCCCCAAAAAGTCCTTGGTCCTAACAGCCGTGCCGGCTCCAGTCCCAGTAGAACCCCCAATCAAGAAGGGATTGAAGTAGACAGCAGGTGTGAAACCATTGCTAGCCACAGTCTGTGTACTAAACATCAAATTGTTGGGCAGGTTGCAAGGTAACTTCACCAACTGCCTAAGGGACAACAGCTTCTCGCCAACACACAACTGCGCCGTCTCCACTTGATGACCCACCACCTTGGCGTCAGCGAGCGTGGTGATGACAGCAACAGAACTACCTCCAGACTGGGGCTTGTTGAGGAGGACAGACGGGGGGGTCTTTGAAACCACCAATGTACCACTAGGAACAAGGGGGTAGAGAGCGGGGATCGGGGCAGGAGAGAACCACTCAGAGCCTTCGCCCATGGCGGTCTCAATGATGAGGTCAATGTTGTTGGCAACTGTTGGGGGGGCCTGCAAGGTGTTGACAACAATGATCTGAAAGCTGCCGTACGAGCCGAAAAGCCCGCCCTGTTGGGTACCAAGATAGGGGGTCTGAGCTGTGAACGGGAGCTCATAAGTCAACTCCTCGATGCTAGCAAGGTCAACTATCTCGCGATGAACATACTCGGCCTGAGTGAGATTCTGAGCAGTAATAACCCCCGGGAAGAAGCAGAACATCAACCTTCCAGTGTGCATCTTAGTCTTGACAAACTTGACGCGAACCCTCATGTTGCCACGCCAGAAATTAAACATGAGCCCCAGCATCTGGTGAGGCTTGGGGTAGGACAGCTCAGGGCCAGTGTGCTGGTACGGGCCACAGGCGAAGTTGAAGATGTTAGTGCCAGCGGCAACAGCAGTCAGGTTTACCGTGGTGAGGTACCCAAAGCGAGTGACAAAAGCATCTATGGTCATCTCATCCTCAGTCTTGCCAACAAGCTTAGGCTCCAACTTGAGCGAAGGCTGCACAGTCATGGCTAAGGGCATCGAGACGTCCGGACCCTCGACGTTCGTGTAATACGGAAGAGCATTGGACGACACGATCCGAGGCTTCTCATCGATAGGGAACCGACTAAAGCCAAGAGCAGCGGCCACTCGGGAAGCAGCGCGAAGTGCCCACTCGGCAGGACCAGCAACACTCGCTAAGACAGGTACCGCAGTCGCCATACGCGCAACAGTGGCACCAGCGTCCAAGGACTGAGAAATGGACGTCGACTTCTTCTCAGCTTCGGCAGGGAGCTTAGTGTGAGCAGCGACCTTGTGTGAACCTGACTGGAACGAGTTAGGGGTCGGATTAAACAGCTCCAGGTCATCCTCATTCCAGTGGGCGTACATGTTCCAGGAGACGGACGAAGAACCAGAGGCAACCTTGAGCTGATTGTAGACCATGACCAAGACCTGGCCCATCTGAGGTCGGAGAGTGGCAGTATTCGTGACAAGGTCGCAGAAAGTCACAGGCAAGGCGAAGGGAATCCGCATCTCGCACGCTGTCTCCTTGCCGAGATTGAGCTCAACAGAGGGCAGGAAACTCCAGGAGGAGGGGTCTTGGAATCGACCTCCTTGCGTACTGTCGTAGTCAAACATCGGGTAGAAAATCAACTTCAACAGACCCTGCTGGAACGGATTGGCAGTGGCGAGCAGCCGCACTGTAATAGAGCCTCGAATGCCCTGGAAACCGTCCAACTTGCGATAAATGACAGGAAGATCAAGAAGCAACTCGGGCAAAGCGCCAGAGAACTCAACGGTGCCAACAGCATCAGAACTTGACCACGTGCCACTCGCAATCTGGATAGGGCGACAAAGGGTCTTCTTGAGGGTCATCTGGAAATCCGTAGTCATGGCAGCAACGTAGCTTGGGGGAGCAAAGGTTGTGGCCTTAGGATCAGACATCTCCACAGCAAGAGCCCCGCGGAACGTTGTAGTAACGTCAGTGGACTGGTTCTCCAAAGTAGTAACGTGTGGCATGGTGTCTGCCAGGGTGGGGCCAGAGGGGCCAGAAGCCGAAGGGGCTGAGGACGCGGCGGCGTCCTTAGTATCAATTTGTAGAGACTGAGCGATGTACCTAACTCCACAGCGTAACATCATTCGCAGGGAGGTGGAATTTAGTCCTGAATAGGACAAGTGGATCACAGGCGATAACTCCTTAAACGCAACAGTGAACGCCTTCGCCTCCGAAGAGGCAGGGATAGCAACTCCCTCTAGACAACATTGAGCCAGGTTCAGCAATGGGCCAAAGGGGCCAGATGCGTGTTTAACGTCCCGCCGGACGGGGTCAGGGCCGATACTCATCCTTGATGGCCTTCACGGCCGTCTGCGCCACGTGCCAAGGCAGTGGCGCAAAAGGCTGTTTAAGCGTCTTGATAGCAGCTGCAACAATGCGCCGACTCTCACGGTCATAGACAGCGGAGCCGTGCAAAGCCAACTCGCAAAGAGCCATATTAAAGGTGCCACGCAGATCAGTATCACTAGGGTCGTCAGTACGAACCCAACAGAAACTGTCAAACAGGGCATCAAGATCAAGGGCCCCAACATAACGGCCCATCTCATCAGAGTAGTACAGACGGCGCTTAAGGAACACAGGATCGTCCTTCGGGAAGGCCTCAGTAATAGGCTCTTTATTCTCACGGGTGACCTCCATGCCATACGAGGCGCAGAAGTCACGGAACGTGATAGCATTAAGCTTGTCCTGAAGGTCAGGAGCGACAGAAGTAATAAAGTCGTCACCAAGAGTCGCGCTAAAGACGCGACCTGAGCGACAAATCTCAAGAACAGTCTCCCAGGATTGAAGGTCAACCTGAAGAGCAATCAAGGGCTCGAGCTTGGAGTACCATGAGTTGATAAGAGCGGTGAGGAAAGAGCCACTGGGGTGACCCATAGCAGCCAAG